GATAATCAATCCGATGCAGAGTTCCGACAGTTTTTGGCTTCGGCATATACGGTTGCTCATCATTATCTTAATGACGGTGCTTCCTTTTATATCTGGCATGCAGACTCAGAAGGTTATAACTTCAGAGGTGCAGCAAAAGATGCCAACTTGCAAATAAGGCAATGCCTCATCTGGGTTAAGTCCTCAATGGTTATGGGTCGTCAAGATTATCATTGGCAGCATGAACCTTGCCTTTATGGTTGGAAAAAAGGTGCATCTCACTTTTGGAATGCAGATCGCAAGCAAACAACTGTGATGAACTTTGACAAGCCAAGTAAAAACAAAGAACACCCAACTATGAAACCTGTTGATTTGATTCAATATCAAATGTCAAACTCAACGAAGCCAAATCATATCGTTCTCGACACTTTTGGTGGCTCTGGCACAACATTAATCGCTGCAGAAAGAATACAAAGGCAAGCACGTCTTGTTGAACTCGACCCAAAATACTGCGATGTAATAATTAAAAGATGGGAGAATTTTACTGGAAATAAAGCAGAACGTGTAGTATTTAATTAAGAACTACATTTTATGGGCAAAAAAGGTACGCAAGCAGAGACAGTTGTCAGAGCTCAACGGTTCGCTCGGATAATTGCTAACGGTGGTCGTCGCTCCGATTGCGTTCGTTATGCCTCGGAAAATTGGGGGGTGGGAGAAAGAAGCGTAGATAAGTATTTAGAGATAGCTAGAGACGAGTTAAAGAAGGATTGGGATATGGAACGACCTCAAATGATTGCTGATCTTTTGGCTCAATGTAGCACCTTACAGATGGAAGCTAGAAGGTCTGGTCAATATCACATTGCTCTTGGTGCAATCAATACCGCTGCCAAACTTGCACACTTAGTTTCATGAGTCTCTTAGAAACAGTCTCGCAAGGCCATGTTTTATTTGAAGAAGGTTTCAGTTATATTCCCTCCTCAAAAGATGTTATAAAAAAAATTAAAAGTAAATTACTTCCTCACCAGGCATCTTTCTGTGATGACATAAGTCACCGTAAACTTGCACTCGTTTGTGGCTTTGGTGCTGGCAAAACTTATGCTCTAGTTTCTAAAAGTATTATTCTTGCTTGCATGAATGTTGGTCATATATCCGCAATCTTTGAACCTACAAATGTGATGCTAAGAGATATTTTAATACGAACTATGAACGAGCTTCTTGAGGAATGGGAGATACCTTACACTTTTAGAGCTTCTCCACTTCCTGAGTATCAACTTTCATTTTTAGAGGGAACTCACACAATCTTACTGCGTACAATTTTGACTTATCAAAGATTAAGAGGACAGAACCTTTGTGCGGTTGGATTTGATGAAGCTGATACAGTTCCAAAAAAAGATGCAGAACAGGCAATGAATATGGCTCTTGCAAGGTTAAGGTCGGGAAACTTTCAGCAGTTTTATGCAACAACAACTCCCGAAGGTCATTCTTGGGCTTTTGATACGTTTAAAAAAAATGCAAAGGCAGATACAAAATTAATAAAAGCAAAAACAGCTGACAATCCTTACCTGCCAGAAGGATTTATAGAAAGTTTAGAAGAAAACTATCCCGAGCAATTAATAAAAGCTTATTTAAATGGTGATTTTGTTAATTTAACGATGGGTCAGGTGTATGACAGGTTTGACAGAAATATTCATGTATGCAATCAATTACCAAGTTATGACAACGAAATACTGCGAGTTGGTTTAGATTTCAACATTCAAAACACTAACTGTGTCGTTGGGGTGCGTGATAGAGATAAGTTAGTCATAATAGATGAAATAACTAAAATGCATGATACTGATGCAATGGCAAAAGAGTTATTGCGAAGATATCCAAATCAAAAGATTTTAGTTTATCCAGACGCTTCAGGAGGTAATCGTTCAACAAATGCTTCAGCAACCGATATATCCATTCTCGAATCTTACGGCTTTACCAATATGTCGCCAAGATCGAACCCCCCAATCAAAGATCGAGTCTCGGCTGTTAACGCTCTTCTCAAAAACGGCAAGGGGGAAGTCCGTTTGGCGATTAGCCCCTGTTGCAGAACCTTAATAGAATGTTTTGAGCTACAGGCTTACGATGAGAAAACAGGAGAACCTGATAAACAGAATGGATATGATCATATTTTGGACAGCTTGGGTTACTTAATTTGGCGTGAATTTAATCCATTATATTTACGTTCTGGTAAAGGTACTGGAATTAGGCTTTATTAGTATTATTCTTTAAACTATAGTTAGTAGTATTAATGGACTCTTAAAATGTACTCAGGTTATAACCATTACAACAGGCAGAGATCGGCAGTTGGAACGACAATAATAGATCCTAATAACGCATGGTTTGCACAAGAACCTCATTGGCCTTTGATAGAAGATTTGATTGGTGGAACATATCAGATGAGAAGTCGTCATAGAAAATACCTCGCTCAGGAGCCAAGGGAGTTAGATGAGTCGTTTGACAATCGTCTTTCAAGAAGTGTCTGCCCTCCCTATTTCATCAGATTGGAGAAATTATTAGCTGGTATGTTGGTGCGTAAACCTGTGAGATTAAATGACACAAGCGATGATATAAGGTTGCACATGTTTGATGTAGACCTTGAGGGAAATGATTTAAACGTGTGGACATACGAAACTGCAAGAAAAATGATTCGGTATGGTCATGTCGGCGTTCTTGTGGATGCACCTGCAGCTGGACAATCTGGCAGACCTTATTGGATTACCTATACACCGAGACAGATATTAGGTTGGAGAACCGAGATGTCAGAGGGTAAGTTAAAACTTACGCAGCTTAGATTGTTAGAAAAGGTATTTGAACCCGAAGGATTGTATGGAGAAAAAATTGTAGAGCAGGTCAGACTTTTAACGCCTGGTGCTTATGAAATACATCGCAAAGGTAAAAACAATGAATATGTAAAGTTTGATGAAGGAACAATGAGCTTAACTGAGATACCTTTTGCTGTTGCTTATGCAAACAAGATTAATTTTCTAGAGTCAAGGCCACCGATGGCTGATATTGCAGAATTAAATCTCAAGTCGTATCAATTACAATCAGACCTATCAAACCAGTTGCATATATCAAGTGTGCCGATGCTGGCATTTTTTGGCTTTCCACAGAATAGTGAAGAGGTAAGTGCTGGACCAGGAGAAGCGATTGCATTTCCAGCAGAAGGTAGAGCCGAGTATATTGAGCCTAATGGTAATAGTTTTAATGCACAGTTTGAACAAATTGATCGTGTAGAAAAACAAATAAATGAGTTAGGATTGGCAAGTATTCTTGGTCAGAAGTTAAGTGCAGAAACAGCAGAATCCAAAAAAATAGATAGAAGTCAGGGTGATAGTACGATGATGGTCATTGCACAGCAGATGCAAGATATGATTGATAACTGCTTACAGTTTCATGGACAATATCTTGGCAGTGATGCTGGCAGTTGTTTTGTAAACAGAGATTTTGTTGGACAAAGATTAGAACCACAAGAGATACAATCATTGTTACAGCTTTATACAGCAGGTACGATTACACAAGAAACATTACTTACACAATTACATGAAGGTGAAATATTAGGGGATGAATTTGATGTTGAAGAAGAAATAGAGGCAACAGAATCTGGTGGTTTAAGAGAAATGTCAGAACCTATCGAAGAGGCAGAAGAATCTATGCCCGAACAATCAGCAGAACCAGAAGATGAATAATGTCGATACCTGAAAAGTTTTATCGCAACCAAATCGACCTCAATAGATATGAAAATGATTTGGCAGCAAGGTTGATTGATACCTATAACAAAATAATGATAGATGCTGCACAGCGTTTACAAAAAATACCAGTAGGGCCAGGATTAGATAAAACAAGAGCAATTAGATTAAAAAGCATTTTAAAACAGGTAAAGACAGACTTAGATAGATGGAGAAACGGCAGTCTTGGTATTATGGTCAAAGAACTAAAAGATGTTGCTGATATACAAAAAGATTTTATTGAGGGGTTACTTGAAGATATTGCACCAACTGAGTTGGCTGGTCAGATCAATGCTTTACAGATAGACCCTGATTTTGTAGACAGTTTAATACGATTTGACCCTACCAAAAGTAATCAGATCGGTTTGCCA